TAAGTATAATATTATATAACAGCTTGTATTGTTTAGGTTGGTGTAGAACATTGCGACAAGACAAAACAACAGAAAGCATGACGGTCGAAATAACGGCCACAATATCTATTAATGTAGATGGAACATGGAACATTCTTTACTTTGGTAAAGGTAAACCAGTAGACGAAAAACAAACAAAGGTTTTAGACTTCGATTATAGTGAACCTGAAATTGAGCCGGAGTTTAAACCCGCTTCATGGTATTTGGAAAATGCCCGAAAGCAACAACGTCGAAGAAAGACATACAATCGCGGGCCAAATCACTGTAGTCGTTGTGGGATGGTAAACAAGAATAAATTAACGTGTCTAAGCGTTATGAAAGCTGACGGAACCTTTGAGAGCCACAAGCATCGAATAGTAGAAGATAACAGGTGGATTTAATGGGCCGACCACGCAAACAAGTAAGGGCAACATCCTTTACTATAGACACAAAAATGCTTTCATTAGTTCATAAATTAGCTGATAAGAGAGGCTACACAATGTCACACATTGTAAATATGGCTTTACAAGAATATAAACCTCTTAAAGAATTAGATATATATCGGGACTATTGGAGATGTGACCAACGTGATTGCGCAGAATTAAATGTTCCTAAAGCTGAACAGTGCGCAACTTGTGGTCAAAAAGCCCTTTGGGTTATCTTAAAAGAACATGGCGACCGTATTAAATTCCTTCAAGACAGGGGTTAAAATACAATTTACTAGATCTCCAAACATTTTAAAGGGCCTTCCTAATAAGCGGATATGGTCGCACGAAGGAAGGCCCCACGACGCAGGGCAAAAAAGAGTTTTAACATCTCAGCAATAGAAGCCGGAACCGCATTAAGTTTAATGCAATCTACTGGCGCAGGTTCAGCACTTGAACAGGCAATGAACGGAAATATTAAAGGGGCAATAAATACACTTGAAACGAGTGTTCAGAGTAATAAGCAACTAATAACGGCCACCCTCGCAGGGGCATTTATTGGTAAAGCATTAACAAAAGGGTTTGCAAGCGGAACCCTCGCCAAATTAGGCCCAATCCGCATAAAGGCATAATATGGCATTCTATCGAACAAGAGAAGGAGCATTAACTTCAGCGGATTCGTTTACAGCTTTAGGTAGCTTATACGGACAATCTACAACGGCATCAATTCAGATTCCAAAACAAGCCAGTTCGATTGTGGGCATTATAGCAACGGTTTCGACAGATAGCGCCACTAATGGGGCAACTACCTTTGCCCTTCAGATTTCGGGCGATGGTTTATCTCAAGGACAGGAAACCATTACCGTAGGTTCTCAAGGTGTCGATGGAACACCCGCATCTAACGGCATGACAAATATGCCTTTTAATTTAGATGTCGCAATTCCTGTTGTTGGTTCTAATCAAGTGTCGGTGGCAATGGCTATGGATACCGATGTAGGGACTGCCAGTTGTAGCGTGACGTTGGTTTTCGCATAAATTAAACATGGCTCAGAAGCGCGAAGGATACGCGCCGTTTAGTGTAGAAAGAGAGGCGGGCGTTCAATCCGCAACAGTTAACGGAACTATAGACGTAATTCAAGAAATAAGGCCAACCTTAACAACTGGCTTTGTAGATGAAAAGGGGGATTGGAAAGGTTTAAAATCAAGTGATGAACAATTTAGAGCATTTGGTATAGACGTTGGCATTCCTAATACAGGGGAAATATTAGCCCCTCAAGCAAGCGGGACTATTTGGCCTTTAGATATGACAGGCTTTAGCAGTTTACAAATAGCAATTAGACCTACTAATGGCGGGAACTATGCTATAACGGCAGTAATGGGGCCCGCTGACTTTGCCTACGCTAATTTAAGAGATGTTAACCCCGCTTCTACATTAAGAGGTATTGCGGGTTCACTAACGGGAGCGTCAATATCAGAATTAATGACTGATACTTCCGATTCTTTAACGGCTGACGTGTGGAATATATTTATGATAGCAGGTGACCGTTTAGCAAATCAAAAGCTATTACAGTTTAAGATAGTTAATAACAGCGGTGGGGAGTCAGATATAGAAACCTCATTTTTGAGGCTTGTATAATGTTCTATAAGTATGATTTACTAGATCAAGGAAGTTTTCAAGGGAGTATCTAATTAAATGCCTACATCAAGAGAGCGCGAGTATTACCGTTTAGGCTTTCAGGATGGCGTAAGGGCAGGTAAAGAGGGATACGGCCCCTTAGAAGCTAAAGAATATAGCGCCACACAAACATACCCACGAAAGAAAGTGCGCAAGCTTTCAGCGTGGAACAAATACGTTAAAGCTAACAGCAAGAAACCGCGCTTTAGATACCGCAACGGCAAATTAAACCTTAAAAAAATGGCTGTAGCGTTCAGAAAAACACAAAAAAGGGGGGGTAAACGCAAATGATAGCCGAGTTATTCTTTATCGTTGACTTATTGAAAAAACGACAACTCATGGAACCGTCTACACCAACAATAAGTCAGCCTGTCGTTTATGACCCCGATTATGATTACAGATTATTAGAAAACCAACCCGAACCAATTAAAGAAAAAATGGTTATTAATTTAGACCCCGCAACAATTAAAGCTTTTCAAGAATCCGAGAAAATTAAGAGAGCATTAAGATAAATGGCGTTGGAGTTAATGCCTGATGGCACATTTAAGAAATTATCAAAGGTTCAAACTGACGCTTTAAATCGATATTACAAAAGAGAAAAAAAAGTTATAAAGGAATTTCCAACAGAAGCGGGGCTTTTACTTGTTGGTTATGGGGTTCCTATAATGATGGCCACAACTATCGCGGTGGCGGGTTTTATCTTTAGAGATGAAATTAAAGAAAGAATAGAAGAAGAAGGTATAGGCGCGGGGTTATGGGTTGCGAAATTAATTACAAGATTCACAAGGGGTGAACAAAATAGAACGGAACCAATGACACCGGATTTAGTCCCGTCACAACTTGACCCCGAAATAATGGTTGAAATTCCACGATGTGAACGTTATGCAACTGATTATGTAAATCAGAACACAATAGCTGAAGGCATTCCTTTCGTTGGGGTTCCATTACAAGCTTTAGCGCAATTACACACAATACAAGCAATGAAACTGGAAGGCTGTAGTAAACCTTCTATAATACCACAAAGTCAATGGGAACAAGGTTAAAATGTCCTATAAGTATGATTTACTAGATCAACGAAGTTTTCAAAGGACTACCTAATTAAATGGTTATTGATACGTATGTATTGTTAGCATATGCTATCGTTTGGACTGTCTTTTATTGGTTTCTGAGCCAATATATAGCGGAGTTATCGCGTCAGAAATGGACTACATGGGTTCAAAGTCCCGAAAGTGACGAAGTATTACTTGAAGCACTTGAAGCCATTATTGAAGAAATTGAAAACCGAATGCATGATAAACTTCAAGAATTTCAAGCTTCTTTTTTTGGTTCGGTTGGTCAAATGACCAAACGAGCTAAAGAATTAGACCCTATGAATAATATTAGAAAGGCTGTTAAGGCTTCCGATTGGGGGTCGGTAATGCTCGAATATATGGCTAATAAGGCCAATTTAGGGCATATTTTACCCCTCGAAGAGGATTCTAAGAGAGAAAAAGGGGGGGTAATCAACGCTAAACCACCTCTCCCTAAGAACATTTTAGGTAAATAATATAATAATATATCTATATAATATATATAACGGATTACTCTTTTTATATTATATTACTGATGTTTTTCTTTATTCTGGGAATAAGTATAATATTATATAACAGCTTGTATTGTTTAGGTTGGTGTAGAACATTGCGACAAGACAAAACAACAGAAAGCATGACGGTCGAAATAACGGCCACAATATCTATTAATGTAGATGGAACATGGAACATTCTTTACTTTG